TAGTTTATTTGTTGAGGATGCTTTTGCGCGCGCTGGTGATGCGATGGTGAATAATTTCTCAAACGGAGCGGCTGAAGCTATTCTTTCTGGCAAAAGCATGAATGAAGTATTCAGTTCATTAGCCAACACTTTAGCCACAACGCTTTTATCATCATTAATTCAAATCGGCGTACAAATGGCGATTAATAAAGCCTTTTCTACGACCGCAAAAGCGGCGGAAATCGTTGAAGCGGGCGTTACTGGTACAGCGATTGCTTTAGCGTATGCGCCCGCAGCCTCGGCGGTTTCTTTGGCAACAATGGGATCAAACGCAGTACCCGCAGCGGCTGGTATATCTTCAACTTACGCACTCACAGCAGGGCTAGCGGCAACGGGCATGGCTCACGATGGCATGGACAGAATACCAAGAGAAGGAACTTGGTTGTTGGATAAAGGCGAAAGAGTTATTCCCTCAGATGAAAACAAAAAGATAACGCAAGCTATTCAGAACGGAACAGGCGCGGCAAATCAACCAATAAATATTTACAATACTTATCAAATACAAAGCAATGACGCAGCAAGTGTTCGACGTGCCATAGATCAAGTTGTACCAATGATTGAGCAAAAAACAATGAGAAGCGTTGAGCAAGCTTTAAGAGCAGGCGGCTCATTATCACGCGCGGCGGGGGTTAGATAATGCCTGTTACTTTTCCGATCGGAATTTATGCAGCAAACGAAAATTGGAATAATTTGGCCAATACGCAAAGCTTTGTAAGCCCATTAAACAGAAAAGAGCAAACCGCAACACTGGCCGGTTCACAATGGCGGGCTCAATTACCTTTTGTAAATCTTAGCAAGGCAGACGGCAGAGGGCTAAGGGCGTTTATTATGTCGCTAAGAGGGAAGGCGGGAACGGCTTTTGTTATCCCTTATGATGCGCGCACACCTTTAGGAACTCCAAGCGGATCACCCACTGTAAACGGCGCTAATCAAACGGGCGGAACTCTAATAACCGCAAATTGGGCCAACTCAACAACCGTGTTAAAAGCCGGTGACTATTTCGAAGTAAACAGCGAACTAAAAATGATTACGGCTGATGCGGTAACAGATGGAGCGGGCGCGGTTACTTTAGAGTTTGCGCCAGACTTGCACACATCACCGCCAAACAGCGACCCAATCGTTTATACAAACCCTTCTTGCACTATGCGACTTGTGAATGACTCTCAAGCATCTTGGCAGTTAACGCAAGATAAATACTACATTATAAATCTTGATTTTATTGAGGCGCTTTAATGTCGCGAACTATTAACGCAAGCACGCTGGCCGCCCTTAATGCTGACAATCTCAGATATATTTATTTGGTAGATATTCAGCTAGATGGCGGCGACTTATCATTTAATACCTCTCTTACGAATTACACATACAACAGTAAATCGTTTATAGGTACTGGAAATCTTGGGCAAGTCGGCAGCATTAAAGAAAGCTCCAACCTTGACCCTGATAGATGTCAAATAACTCTTTCAGGTATCGATACTGTTTTGCTTGCCGCTATTCTTGCTGAAAATTATGTAAACCGGCCCGCTTTTGTTTACATAGCCTTGCTCGATGACAGCAACCAAATTATAGGCGAACCATTTGTGCATTTTCCCGGCGTAGTTGGGGCGCTCGCAGTCTCTTACGGCTCAACGGCGGTTATTAATATTGAGTTAAATGATTCTTTAGTCTTGTGGGCTAGGCCAAAAATAAAACGCTACACCAATCAACAGCAGCAATCAAAACACCCTGGCGATAAAGGCCTAGAATTTGTAGAACAGATAGCAGACAAGGACGTTATCTGGCCCACAGCTGAATATTTAAGGATACTTGGATAATGGGATTTTTTGATGATGATCTCGGACTCGGAAAAGTTGGTGAATGGGTAGACGATGGCCTTGATTATGCCGAAGATTTTGTAAACGATTTTTTTAATAATCCTTTCGATGCAATCGGTAAGCTAGCCGAAGATTCGCTTAAAACGGTTTTTGGCGTAAATATTTATAAATCGTTTCTGCCAGAAGTACCGACGAATAACCCGGTGTATCAAGACAGAAAAGTAACCACCAGAAGTTCGCTTGCACATCATGAAATCGTTTATGGCAGAGTAAAGAAGGGCGGGCGGGTTGTTTACTTAGAAGCAAGCGGAACGAACGACGAATTTTTGCACATGATTATTGTTTTAGCTTCCCACTCTTGCGACTCCATAGAAGAGGTTTATTTTGGTGACACCCTGGTCGCCAGCGAATTGGCGAGCGGTGCAAATGATAGTCAAACATTCACTATCGAGGCGGATTATGTAGGCAAGCTTGTTTTATATGCGCAACTTGGTGCGCACACAGCCGCCTTTTCTAGTATCACCTCAGATTCACCGGCCAACTGGACCACAAACCATATATTGACAGGTCATACCTTTCTTTATATGAAAATGTCGTATGACCGCGAGCTATACCGCAGAGGCATTCCAAGCGTCACTGTTGTAATGAAAGGTAATGATGATATTTACGACCCTAGAATAAAGTTCAGGCGCTATACAAACAACCAAGCTTTATGCTGTCTTGATTACTTGCGACATGAAAACGGCGTAGGAATTTTAGAAGCTGACGTTGACATGCAATCTTTTGAAGATGCGGCGGACCATGCCGACGACTCACTACTAACAACAACAGGCGGAGCTAATGAGCCGCGCTATGCGGTGAGCGGTGTCATATCTGTAGATAGAAGGCCATTAGACCATCTTGAAGAACTGCAAAAGGCGGGCGCGGCGTATATCACAAGAAGCCAAGGCATTTGGAAATACACAAGAGCAGAATATTTGGCGCCAACTTTAACACTAGATGAGTCGGATTTAGCGGGAGGCTTACAGTTCACGCCGTCAGCCTCAAAAGAAGGGCGACTTAATACTGTTAAAGGTGTTTATGTCTCCAGTGAAAACAACTATGAAGCCACAGACTACCCAAATGTTATTTATGATGCTTATATCACTGCAGACCAAGAAGAGTTACAAGCCAGTATTGATTATAATTTTGTAGATTCACCTTATCAGGCTCAAAGGCTTGGAAAAATAGCAATAGAGCGCTCAAGATATGGAATGATGGTTAGTGGCATTTTTAAACTGAACACATTAACACTCGATATCGGGAGCCGTTTAAATTTAACAATTACGGCCCTTGGAATAAATAGCGCCGTTTTTGTTGTGCTTGATATGGGCTTATCTTTGGCGGGCGGGATTAGTTTAACGCTTCGACAAGATGACGCTTCAATTTATACAGATACGCCAACGGACAGGGTGGCTTTAGTCGCGCCGGCTGTAATAAATTTACCCTCACCAAACCCTATTGCTCCAACAGGGCTAACAATAAGCGAAGAACTTTATAGCACTAACGGCGGCAGAGACATAAAGACGAGAGCTATAATCTCATGGACTGAAACCCCAGGAAGAGAACAGTCTTTTGATATACAGTTTAAAGAATCCATAGATAACGAGTGGTCATCTGTTGAAACAAATATTTCAGGAAGTGACGTTCGAAAAGATGACATGGAAGTTGATGTCTATGATTTTAGAGTACGCGCGATAAATACAATCGGTTGGTCGGGCGATTGGGTTACTATTCAAGATATAGGAATATTAGGAAAAATAGCCCCGCCGCCAAACTTAGAAGCTATCTTTATAGAAGCCGGTTTATTGTCTTGGACATACCCAAGCGCACCGCTTGACTTGTTAGGCTTTGAAATTAGGGCGCGATATGACGGCGGTTCGGCGTGGGAGGACGCTCTCCCATTTCACGCAGGTATTATCACAGCCTCATCCTATGATGTGTCGGGCGTTATTGGTATCACCACATTTTTAGTTAAGGCTATAGATACTTCCGGCAACTACTCAGACGGGGCGGCTTTACTGCCGCTAGAATTGGGCGATATGGTTAATATTACCCTCAGCTATTCCGGTATCAATGCGTTGCTAACTTGGCCCGAGAACACCTCAGAACTCAAGGCAGTAGTAACGGTACTTGAATATGACGGCGCAATAATCCAAGAGACATATGATAATCGTTTTGTTGTGCCTATTGAGTGGTTAGGTTCCAGAGCGGTTACCGTAAGGGCCAGTTTTCTCCCGGGTTATTGGGGGGCAGATGCTCAAGTGATAATCAACCCAAATAAACCCGCAACTCCTGTAGTAACCGCAAGAGTAATCGCCAATTCCATTACATTAAATTACAATTCAAGTAAAGGCTCACTTCCAATTGATAGGTACGAAATAAGACGAGGCGGCACTTATAACGCCGCCCAAACCCCCGAAATAAAAGCCGGTACCAGTTCCTTCACTATATCTGATGAAACAGCCGCCGGCACTGTGATTTTTTGGTTTGAAGCAGTAGACACAGCGGGCAATAGGAGCGAACCTGTTTCGGTATCTGCCATTGTTTCGCAACCTCAAAACTATCAACTTCTTGTGCAGTATTCAGCAAAGACTAATTCATGGCCTGGCGCTCTAACGAATTGCCAAGTTACCGCTTCAGGTAGCCTCTTACTACCCATAAACACGACTGAAACGTGGGCCGAGCATTTTACAAATAATAGCTTTACTACTCCCCAAGATCAGATTGATGCAGGCTATGAATATTATCTACAACCCAGTACCACAACAGCACAATATCAGTTCACTTATGATTATTTATCATTAATCGATAGCGCCACGATTACCGCAAACAGCGCGCCCATAGTTTTGGATGGCAGTGTGACGGTTGCGGTACATATAGAGTTTTCTGAAGACAGCATTTTCTGGGAAAGCGGCGGCGCTGGTCAAACCCAGGCATTGGCGACAAACTTTAGATACATCCGCGTGACGCTTGATTTTGTAGCAATAGGCGGCGATGACTT